GTAAGAAATTTCTCCTTAAGTCTTCTACCATCTCTTGCTGATCCTCCGGTGATAGTACCAATTTTCGCGTCTCCGGCGCCATAAAGAAATGCGTATATGAAAGTCTTAGCTTGATCTCTTGTTGCAAGTCCCGCAGCTGTTTGGTTCGCTGTGTGAATGTCACCATGTAATATTTCCTTTGTGTATCCAACATCGTCCATGTAGTGGGCCAACATACGTAACTCAAGACCTGAGGCATCACAGCCAACAAGCTTGTAACCTTTAGGCACAATCCAACAAGCACGACACTCTTTACCGTAGGGGCTGTAACCAGCAGGCACCTGAGCCATATTAGGGCTACTGTGCGTCATACGTCCTGTGACTGCACCGATAGCATTAACATAACCATGTACACGCCCATCGTCCTCTACGGCATCTACCCATGATTCCACCTGTGCAATACGCTTCTGGACCAAGAGGTACTCGCCAATCAGCTGGGCCTCTGGTATGTCCTTCACGTTGCTCAGTACCTTCTCATCCACAATCGGCTGTCCAGTCTCAGTAAAGTCCTTAGGTTTCCATCCGAACCATTGGAGATACTTACCGATTTGCTGTCTCGATCCTAGATTGAAGTCAGGGTAATCAATGCGACTAAAAGCACCGCAGATGAGATCACCACTGTCCCCAAGAAACTTAAGACCCACTTGAGACATAGTGCCATCTTTTTTGTACTTAGGAGTGATCTCTTTGANAAAAACAGGTAACGGTTTGAAGGTATCCCGTACGGTAGTTTCAAGTTCAAACTTTTTCTCATATAGTGTTCCTAGTAGTTCCATGGCCTGACGTTGGTCAAGCAACCAGCCGTTGTCCATCTGTTTTGCAATGACCTTCTGCACATCATGTTCAAGGTCAATACTCTCGTCACCGAAGGGTTGCAGCTTTCTTGTTAAGTGGTTTAGCACTGCGTGTGTAACTTCTACGTCTTGCACACAATAGTCAACCATCTCATCTGTCAAGCAGGACCAATCATCATAGTCGCCCTTGTGGAGCTTCAGTCGTATTCCCCATTCTCTGAGGCTGTGTCCACCTTCCAAAGAAGGGTTGCATAGTCTCGAGAGAACCAGAGTGTCTGTAAGTCGTACAGAGGCACTATCAAATCCCAAGAGTCTGTCGAGTACAGGTACATCGAAGGCAATAATGTTGTGCCCGACAATGTGTGTAACACCGCCCAAGAACTCTTTGAGGGTCTCATGTGTCGGGTTCTTCAAAATCGAAACTTCTTTGGTATCCACATCCTTGGTCACCACTACCCAAACCTTCTTCGGTTTCAGGCCGTCCGTCTCGATGTCCAATATCACTTTTCTCATTCTTCATCCTAATGTGCTCCAATCTATGACAGTTAGCGCAAAGAACCATGCATTGGTCGGCTTCTTCGACTACCTCGGGCTTAGGTCCTGCGATCCCTCGCCAAGCTTTGTACTCTAACGCCATCGTCTTTATAACCCCTATCGGGTGATGGAAGTCTAGTACTGCCTGCGGGTATTTTCTATTACAGTCTGTGCATTTGAGCTTCACTTTGCCCCAAAGGTATGCACCTCTGTTTCGATTCCCAGTCTTGTCCCAAGCCCTAGTCTCAGAACTCATCTTCTCCCGAAGCCGCCTTCAGTTCTGGTGATACTCCTGTTTCTAACCGTCCTGTACCTTGATTATAGTACAACCAGCCTGCGGGTCCTGTGTGTCCAGTCCTACGACACTTCACAAGCTGAACAAAGGTGCTGTTCTTTGCGTACTCATCCTCTGCCATCTTATCACGGCTCAAGAGAATCGTGTTGAAGGCTATCTGGTTGATACTGCCTGACCCCTTAAGATCATACTCAGACACGTTGTGTGGCTGTGCGGCACTAGGCTTACGCATATGAGACACAAGAACAATAGCTACATTGGTTTCTTTAGCCAGCTTCAGCAAACGGTCCATGAAGTCATCTACAACTTCGTTAGTGTTATGAGGAACAGCAGCTTGCAGAGGGTCAATAACAAGGATGTCGCAACCATTACCTTTAACCATGGCGCGCAGTTTGATAAAGAGTTCATCTGCATCCACAGCACCAGAGTGATCCAGAAGATAAATCCGTCCGTCAGTAATAATATCTGATTTATATTTAGTAAGATCATGGTCCTCCAGATTCTCAAAAGAGAAGTTCAGGTTGTTGTGAATGGTGAGCAGGTTCTTCACTGCTTCGCCGTTGGATGCCTCTAGGAAGGCACAGCCCACACGCATATCGGTGTTCTTCCAGAAGTGATACGTAATCTCGTTCACCATGGTTGTCTTACCGACACTTGTTAGGGCACCAAGCACGGTGATTTCACCTGCCGCAATGCCGCCGTTAAGCATATTGTTTAGTTCTCCAAAGGCTTCAGGGAAGGGCATAATCTTTTCTTTGCCCAACCGCAGGAAGTCCTCCCATGCGTCTGCCAACGTGATAACACCTGTAATGATGTGTGGCTTAGCATTCCACCACTCTGACATGAACGCTTTGGCCTTGCCGTTCTTCAGATAATCACTAGCATCCTTGTACTCCTGTAGGTGTACTATACGTGCTTTGTTAGGTGATAACAGCTGAGCACACTCTTCTGCTGCTATCTTTCCCGGCTCGTCCGAATCAAACGCAATAATGACGTTCTCAAACCCTTCAAGCCACTCCAGATTGCGTTGGAAATCCTTTTTAGCTCCAGCCGCACCCTTAGAGACGCTAACCACAGGCCAGCGCGAGCCGAGTAGCTCATACCCCGCAAGCGCGTCAAGCTCACCTTCCACCACTGTGACATATTTACCCTCGTTATTAAAAAGTTGTTGACCAAATAAAGTGTTTGCCTTCATGTCGCCGCTAGTTGTGAACCGTTTGTCACGGACCACACGGACCTTAAGGCCACACTGGGTACCCTTCTTGTCGTAGTACGGGTAGTACTGCTTCATAGCGTCTGCGCTGCCTACCTTGAACTCCGTGGTGACGCCGTACTTCTTGGCGGTCTCCAGAGAGATCTTACGGTCAGCAATAGCAGAGACTATACCCTGCTGCTCGAAGTCCCTTGATGTAGGGAAATCCCTTACTTTATCCGTATATTCCCCACTATCAGGAAAATAACTGCTACACCCAAAACAATAGCCGTGCCCATCATCATACCTCGCAAGATTATCTTTTGAATCACATTTTGGACATGACTCGTGTTTTACAAAATTAGCTTCAGTTTTATGCTTTTGCATTCTTTTACCTTAAGTTGGGGCCGAAGCCCCGTTGTCTTAAAATTCCTCAGAAGTCTCCGCTTTCTCAGCAAACTCAATGACCTTGACTGCTGACAGGTATGTGGACACACCGTGCACTGGGTGAGGTCGGCCTTCTGACCACTTCAGTCGTACCTTAGAGCCGTATCGCAGCTCTGCTGTGTCGATCTCGTTGCCCTCAGGGTCATACACAGGTACTTGGTACTTGGTGGAGAACTTACGTTGGGCCTTGCCTTGGTACTCCTTGAGCTTGATGCCCATGTTCTCCAGTTCTGTGGCCTCCTCCTCATCCATGGTTAGGGTGATGGAGTACTTGCCTGTGTCCTGACCGTTGTACTTGTCAGTCTCTAATAAGTTGACGAAAGCGGCGACGCCGTTAGTGTAGTTTGAATTTGCCATGATTATCTCCTTAGGTCGTGGCTTGGGGTTAAAAGAGTACTTGTCAGGATTTGGGAAGCTTTGTCAAGACATCTTCTTCAAGTTCTTGATAGACCTCCCCCTTAAGAGAATTCTTAAGTTTACTTCTTTTGTACTCTTTCTTAGGGGAAACTATAGGTTTACTCTTATGTAAGTAATCCATATACTTCTTAATGTAGTTTCTTTCTTTAGGTTTATTATTCATAATGATTATCTCTTTAAGTAACCTTATGTATTCTAGTGTATCACATATTTTCCTCCTTGTCAACAGTTTCTTCGTTTTCACCTTCAAAAGTATCGAAAATATAACGTAGACACTCAAAACAGGTGTCTGGGTACTCACCCCGATAGTCTTTAAAAGTTGATTCTTTGTCGCTCAGTGTTTTATTACAGGCTGTACATTTCATAAAATACCTCCAGAAAGCCTCAGAACGGCCTCTGCTGCGTTTTTAGGGGTCTACCTATACCTAGGTATACCTAAGGGGTTTGTTTTGATTCTCTGTCTTGTTTTATCGTCTTGTATGCCTCCACTAGTTCAGTCAGTTGATCGGTTGTCAGTTGTGCAGCAGGCCATATCTTGTACAAGGCAATCAGGTGATAGGCCTGTGTCAGTGACATCTTCTTCATGATTCCACCTCCTTCAGCGCCTGCTCACGCACCAAGTGGTAGAACTTAACCAAGTCGTCATCATACTGGTTAGCCCAATCAACCACCGTACCTAATGGTCGCCAACTCTCATCACCCCACATACAGAACCCTGCTTCCTTGGCAAGATCTTTGATCTCGTCTGTAAATTCAGGGTTACTTGGGTAATCAGGGGATAGCTTNTTAGCATCCTCAATCCCCGCCTGTATTGCGGTTAATATACCTAGTCTAGTCAACGCATCTAATTCCTCTGGTGAAAAGTTGCAGTGATAGTTTGCACTGCCGTCCTCGTTCTCACGAATTAATGTTACTTTTCCTGTTCCAATAGTATCAGTCATGTGTTCTCCTCCTTATTCGTCCACTAGAACCACTTTTAATCGTGCCGTTATCTTGTGTAGGTTACCCTGAGCATCCATACAAACAACATAGGGAAGCTCTTTGTACAACATTGTATACAAATTACCTACTTTATAGTAATCGCTAGGTAGATCCTCTGTTAGCTCAAACCGTGCGTTGTCAGGCACATCACTTAATTGCATTTCAGTCAAAACAACGCCTCCTCTGTATCGTCAACAAGAATATGATGCCTTAGTTTAGCCGCCACCTCTTGAATCTCTCTGGGTTTTACACCAAAAGGATTAAAACAGACTCCAGTTATACTACTATATCCGTACTTCTCTAGGTTCATTGGTTATCCATTTCGTAGTCTAAAAAGTCCTCCTGTGCGTAGGCCTCCATCTGAGCGAAGGTCTCAAAGTGGTTTTCCTTGCAGCACTGGAATGTTGTTTTTTCACCACCACAATAACAGCAGTATTCCGTGGTGTCCTTCATTAGTTCCTGACGTAATTCTTCTCTAGTCATTAGCTCTTCTCCAGTTCGTTGACCACCAGTTGTGCATAGCCTGCTATGTCACGCCACGAGTCTACGTAGAACGGGTCACCGTTGCAAATACGAGACAGTTTGTTACAAATCAAGTCCAGAGACTCCTGTTGGTAGGGTTCCATCTGCTCCCAACTAGGGGAGATGTGTACGGCCTCCTTAAAGGCCTGTGATAGCTGTGACACGTTCGGGTACTCACCGTAGCGTCTCCCACGGGCCTCAAGGACCTCATGAATGTCGTTGCCTGTGGTTTCCATCTCTTCTGTCACTTGTTGTTTCATCTTGCCCATGTAATATTTCTCCATTGCTATGTCATACTTGTTAATTGCTTCTCTCTCTGCTTCCTGTTTGGTAAGGCCTACTCCTACGAAACCTTCGTAGTGGCAGTACCAACCGTTTGGCCCTATAAACGGCTCAAAGATCTTCTCCATTCTCACTCTCCTTCCATTTCTGTGCTGTCTCACATATTCCGAACCCAGTGTCTAGCACCAGACAACCCCTAAAGTTCTGGGTCACTGATCCTTCGCCATAGGGGTAAGTCTCTTCTTCGATGTACTTGTGCATACAGTCCATGCAAGGACCGCCGTCATCGTACACCATCTCAACAAATTTGTAATCGTTCATAGTAGTGATGGGATGTTTTTAGGACAATGGAGTAACGAAAAACCAATGATGTACCACGCTCCAAAGGCGGCCCCGACAAAGGCACCGAACAGCGTAATCATGGTCACTGCGGCCCATTCTATTACTGTCATGATGGTTCTCCAAATATTGCGGGTGAGACCGATTGTAACACGGTCAAACACTGGTTCGCAAGGTCCCTGTGCTCCTTCTGGGTCTCAGGGCCTGTACGTACCTCAATGAAGTGTAACCATGAGCGCACAGTGCCTGCCATGTACAGGCGAGACTGTGTGAGACCTTCAGGCAGTAGCTTTCGGGCTACTTCCTTGGCTATTCCTCGATCCAGTGCCTGCTTGTACAGNAACTCTGATTCTCCTGCCATNCGNANCTGTACGCTCTTCCACCACTGGTCCAAGTACTCATTATCTACCTCAATACTGGCCTG